ACGAGAACGGACGTGTAGGTACAGGTCTAACAACAAGCCTTGCACCAATGGGTCAGGTACGTGAGACACTACGTCAGATTCAAGAAGGTCAGTTCTTAGAGGTTGTCGGTGGGCCATCTGCTCAGATCGGTGGAGACATCATCTCTTCTATCTGGAACAGTATCCTGAATCTTACAGACGGTAATGGCACACTTGTAAAAGAGGATGTAATCAAGACATTCCGTAACATCACAACACTTGATAGTGCTGCAAAAGCTATAGGTATTATGAATAACGGTCTGTATCGTAGTAAAACAGGGGCTACGGTTCCTGGTGAGATGACTACAACTGAAGCTCTAATGGTTGCACTAGGTATTAGTCCTCTGAAAGTACAAGAGTTCTACTCAGTCAAGTCTAAGATTTACAATGACGATAAGAGTCTACGTAAAGAACGTCGAGACATTAACCGACTAGCAGATAAAGCTCATGCTATGATTAAGTCAGGTGACCCACAACAGTACGAAGAAGGTTTCAAACTACTAGAAGCCTTGAAGCTACGTATTGATTTAAGTGGTGCATCAGAGATAACTAAGATGGGTTTACGTAAAGCCTTGATCACTCCACTAGAAGATGAACTACCACAACTAATTCTTAAACTACGTAAGAATGATAGGACTGCGATGGCTGAACGTCTAGCATCAACACTAGGAAACTAATATGGCACAAGATATATTTGCACCTAAGACATCTTTCGATATAGGGTTTGAACGCCCTCAACAAGGTGTTGTAGATAACACTGAAAAGATTAGGTCAGACTTTCAAGCAATGTCACTAGGCGCACAGGCCAAGGCAGTACAAGGTCAGGCGGCTCTTGAACGCACACAAGCTAGTGCTCTACAGTCTGCCATTGGTATCGCAGGTAATGCTTATCAGATGTATGACAAGGCTCGTGAGGCAGGAGCTGTTGATGATCTACTAAAACAGATTGATGCCGTTGATGAAATGGCAGAGCAGAAAGGTATGACATTTGAGCAAAGACGTACACGCTATAATGCTGCTGTTCAAGATGCTGCTTCTCAACTTCCAGGTGGTTACCGTGATCTAGCTAAATACAATACTACACTAAAAGCTAAGACAGGTATGGACTTCTCTGATCTTTCTAAGACTACTGAGCAAGAACAGTATGAAGCTATGCAGCGTGACCCTAAGTTTATGACTGCCTACCTAGCTTCTAAGACTCTGAATCCTAGCTACACTCCTGAACAACACGCTATGTTTGCTCAGAATAAAGCATCAGAGGCTGCGGCTGTAGAACTTATGGCTACTACTGCAGATGTAAACGACAAGGCTCAATGGTATACTAAACTAAAACCTGTAGTAGAGAACCGTATTCAGAACTTAGACACTGCAATCATTGCGTCTATTCAGTTGAAGCGTGAAACTAATGAAGTTATTACTACAACAGACATCGAAGCTCTAGAAGTTCGTGTAGCAGAAGCTCGACGCATCATTGATCTAGCTATCCCTAACACAATATCTGAAGATGAACGTAGTCAGTACTCAGAATACTTTACGAATCTAGGTAATTTCTTAACTGAAATGAAAGAGACTAAAGACCCTGAGAAAATTGCTGAAGGTGTTGCATCCTACCTAGCTCAGACAGGTAATACTATGGGCGAGGTTATTGCAGGTGCGAGTATCACTAAGTCAGATATTCTTGCATCACCTGCAGGTCTAGAACTATTTAAGAATATCACAACTAAACTAAGTGATGGTTCAGATACTGCAGCTATCTCAAGTAAAGGTGATCTAGGCTCTATCTTTGATAGTCTTATTGAGGCACGTGAAGACGAGGTTGTTGGACCTAACACGATTATGACTCAAGAAGAGTTGAATGCTGCGTTCAGTACAGAGGGTTTGACACCTGAAGACTTGATTACAGAACGTGCTACAGGTCTAGGGTTGATCAAGAACCTATCAGTAGGTGACATTGCTACAGACAAAGGTAAGAAACAACTTATCGCAGGTATCGCATCTGTAGTTAAATCTCTAAACAACCTTGATCTACAACAGACAGGCTCTAAACTAAATGAGCTTATCATAGACTCAGGTCTTGTTGAGAAACTAAATGCACTAGATAGTTATGGTGATACAGCTACTGCTAACCAGATTCGTACACTAATCAATAGTGCTGTTACAAATAACCTACGATTCTCTGAAGCTAAACTAAGTACCCTAGAGGCAGAGGGACGTGACCCATCAAACAGGCTCATGGGTCTAGTGTGGGATGAAGGTACTCAATCTTACTACGCTACAAATGAAGAGTATATTGATCATCTACGTGGTGGCGATAGTGCTATGAGAGCATATGTACAAACTAACCTAAGTGATAAAGGTTTGTACCTGCCTAAAACAAGTGAGTACGCTAAAGGCGATAACATTCAACGTGCATACAAACACCGTGAAGTTTTAGCTGTAGCTAACCGTATTCTAGGTCAGACTAGAGTAGAAGAGCCTGATGAAACTATGGTTGATGTAGGTGGTGTTCCTGTACCAGAGCGTATGGAAGTACTAAGCTTTATTAGTGCAGGTGAAGGTGGATACGAATCTAGTAACCGTGGTACATCTGGTGACAATATCATAGGCTCTACAAACAGTACAGTACGTGGCGGTAAACCTCTATCTAAGATGACACTAGGTGAGATTAAAGGTTATCAGCGTATCAAAGACCCTAACAATCCTAACCGTTTGTTTGCTGTAGGTGCATACCAGATTACACCTGATGCGATGGACGCTGCAATGAAAGCTGCAGGTGTAAACGACAACACAATCTTCAGCCCTACTGTGCAGGATCGTATGGGACTAGGTTTGATACTAGGAACTAAACGTCCTAAACTAGCTGCGTATATCAAAGGCGAGTCTGATGACATCAACACTGCTATGTTGGAGTTTGCTAAAGAGTTTGCATCAGTACCTGATCCGAATACAGGACGTAGTTACTACGATAAGTCAGGTAACAAAGCACAACACACTGTAGCAGAAACACGTGAAGCACTAGAACGTGCAAGAGAAGCGTATGCTTCAGGCATCATCAGTGAGCAACTTGTGACCGAAGGGGAGATGACTCCTTCACAAGTAATTGATACTGCATCACAGGCTATTGAATCTGCTGATCGCCGTGACCGTAGTCCACGTCCTGTCTTACGTCCTACAGATGACACTCAAACAGAGCCTATGGCTTTGAATATGATTTCTAATGCTGATTGGCTAACACCTGACTTAGAAAAAGAAATGAGTAACGATGGCGTTGATATTAACAATACACCGTTCTTTATGTCTGATCAAGAATTAGAAAATGCATTAGACTCAGGTGCTATCAAAGTAGGGCAAGAAGTTCTTTTACTAATTGAAGGTCGTCCTGAATTTGTAAGGGTTACTGAGTAATGGGCTACAAAGTAATAAAAACATTCGGATCTAGTGTTAATAAACAATCTGACTCTAGATGGGAGACTATTAAAGAGTATAGTTCAGACCTACTCGAAAAAGGTACGAGTGCTGCAACTGCAGTAGGTGAGTCTCTAGGCAAAGGTCTAGACTTTGTACAGGATGTAGGCGAGAAAGCTTATGAGGGTGTTCAGGTAGCTTCATCTACCCCTGTACGTACTATGCTTGAAGACATCTTTGTTCCTAAGTTTATAACAGGTGATATTACTGAGAATAACTTTAGTCCTGAAGCTATGGATGTACTACGTAAGGCTGCACTAGATAAGAACTTGAAACCTGGAAAACCTGTAAAGTTATCTTACAGTGACTACAACAAGTATGGTGCTAAGATTTCTGCTGCATTCTTCGGTAGTAATGTTGCTGATGACACTGCTAGTCTGAAAGAAAAACTAAAGAACATCACACCTGCTGATGAATTAAAGATGACACTAGGTGAAATACTTGTAAGTGTAGACGAGGATGGTAACATCACTGCACAAGACCAGTATGACTTCAACAGTTGGACACACTTCGGTAAAGGACAGGACAAGTCAGGTCGTTACCCTAACCTTAGTGCAGAGGAATTTGAGAACTCAGGTATATCATTCATGGAAGCTGTAGCAGATACAGTAAAGAATGCACCATCTGATTATCAAATGATTCGTAACCTTGCGTTCTTGTTCGGTAGTCGAGACTACGAAGGAACAGAGCGTGATACAGGCCGTAAGGTCGTACTTAACTTAGGCAAGAATGATCAACAAATAGCTATGGCAGGTAACTAATGGGATATGTTTTAGGTAATCGAAGTAAAGAGAAACTTGAAGGTGTAAATCCACGGCTAGTAGCTGTAGTGGAGAGGGCCATTGAGCTATCTGAGCAGGACTTCTCTGTTATTTGTGGTCTACGTACCATTCAAGAACAGGAAGCCTTGGTCGCTAAAGGTGCATCACAAACCATGAAGTCTAAACACCTTGAAGGTAACGCTGTAGACCTCATGGCTTGGGTTGACGGTGGTCGTTGGGAACTGAACTTGTACGACGAGATAGCTGATGCAATGCTCAAGGCAGCTAAAGAACTAGGAGTCACTATCCGTTGGGGTGCTGCATGGCACAAGGCTCTTAATGATTGGGATGGAACGGCAGAAGACTTGATGAATGAGTACATAGACATTCGTCGCTCTGCAGGACGTAGACCCTTCATTGATGCCCCTCACTTCGAGGTGTTATAATGGAACAGGAAGAATGGCACTTATCTAAGTCTGTTCCTGTCACCTTAGTATTTGCTATTGCTGTACAGACTGCAGGTTTTATCTGGTACATGTCGTCACTTGACAAGAGTGTTGAGACTAACGCTAGAGAGATTGCTCGACAAGAAGTAAGGTTGATGGCTGTTGAATCATCAGTACAAACCTTACAAATTACTATGGCTCGAATAGATGAAAACATAAAGTCTATCAGAGTTATGATGGAGAAATCTAGGGAGCAATAAATGGACCCAGTGACTATCATAGGTGGTGCGACTGTAGCCTTTAACGCAATAAAGAAGGGGCTTCAGGTAGGGAAAGACTTGCAAGATATGCACGGTCAGTTATCCCAATGGGCAGGTGCTATGTCCGATCTAGGGCAAGCAGAGAAACAAGCCAACAACCCACCTTGGTGGAAGACTATAAGTGGGGATGTAGAACAGGAAGCCCTCGCTGTCTGGAATGCAAAGCGTAAAGCAGAAGCCATGCGTGAAGAGCTACGTCAGCATATTAGTTTTATCTATGGGCCATCAGCATGGGATGAATTAGTGCGTACAGAGGCTAAGATTAGAAAGCAAAAGAGAGAGCAAGAGTACCGTAAGGCAGAGATGATTGAAGCTATTATCACTTGGTCTATTACAGGTGTCTTGTTGTTAATATTCTTCGGTGGTCTTGGGCTACTGATGTACGCTATGAAAGGTTAAGTAATGAAAGTAACACCAGAATGGCTAGATAAGTGGCGTATATGGCCTAGATTAATTATAACTTTGTATGGGTATGCTTTCTATAAAACTACAACATGGTTCATGGATTTGCCTGATCCTACAAACGCACAAGCAGGGTTCGTATCTGTTATTGTAGGGGCAGGTGCAGGTTTCTTCGGGATATACGTCAATGGTAAAAACACGCATACTGTCAATCATACTAGCAATACCACTGCTTCTATCAACAAGTAGTTGTAGTCAGATTCCATCCTTTCTCTTGGGAGGTGGGGGTGGACCGAATGTCGCAGCAAATGTACAGGCAGGACAGACTAACTCTCAGACAGTTGGAACTACGAGCAACTCTGATCAAGAGGTGGTAGTTGAAACACTGACAGGTGACCTGAAACAAAGCAACGACACAAACAAAGTAAACACAGATAGCGTAGAGAATATAAATATAAATGAGATACCGCCGTGGGTCTTGATCCTTCTAGTACTAGGTTGGTTAGCCCCTAGTCCACAAGAAATGGGACGTGGTTTACTTACTCTAATAGCAACACTAAGGAGAAAGAGTGATGGCAGCAAGGCTTAACAAAGCTAAGATGAAATGTAATAGTCCTAAGACTACACCTAAACATCCAACTAAATCTCATGTAGTAAAGGCGTGTGTAAATGGTAAAGAAAAGATTATACGATTCGGTCAGAAAGGTGTCAAAGGCAGTCCTAAAGGTAGCGCAAGAAATAAAGCGTTTCGTGCTAGACATGCTAAGAACATTAAAAAGGGAAAAATGAGTGCAGCATACTGGGCTGCGAAAGTGAAGTGGTGATATGTGGGTAGGAATCTTATTAGTTTGTTTCGATCCTATGGCACTATCCTGTAAGGTCATAGCAAAGCCTGAACCCTTCTATAGTGAGCAAGCTTGCTTAGAAGAAGCAGAACAAGTAGCAACTACAATACGTCAAGGCGGTGCGTATGCTACACCACACTGCCATAGAGTAGAAGGGGATAGTGCGTAATGCCTGTACGAAAAGTTAAAGGTGGCTACCAATGGGGTAAATCTGGTAAGGTCTATCCAACACGTGCTCAAGCTGAACGACAAGCCAAGGCAGCATACGCATCAGGATACAAGAAAAAGAAAAGGAAGAAGTAGTGGCAAAGCCTGTGTGGGAAAAGAAACGTCCCAAGAAACTAGGAAAGTCCAAGCCTCTTACTGCAGCACAGAAAAAGAAAGCTAGAGCTAGGGCAGCAAAGGCAGGACGTAAATACCCTAACATGATTGACAACATGTGGGCAGCTAAACAATAAAGAAAACCCCCAAGGAGAAATCCCTGGGGGTTTTTTCTTATTGGTGTATCTTACACCATCGTTCTCGTAGTCGTTGAAGATACCAGATAGCTTTATCAATGTCCTCTAAGCCATTCTTGTACTCACAACGCCATAAGTATTTTAATACATTTGCTGCGTGTGGTGCTATACTACCTGACATGTTCTCTGTCATAGCTTCTATCGCATCAATGCACTCAATACCACTGTGATTGTAGTGTATCGGGTTGTTTACTACATCATTCTTCTTAATCTTCTTGTACTCCTCGTCTGTAAAATCAGGATACTCATAGACATAGCACTCACCACAGTATCCATCGTCATCTAGTAGGTTGCCACAGTCATTACAATTAGCCATATAGTTTCCACTTCAGGTACTTGATACGTGCCAAGTGATACAGCGTAAGGATGGGCCATATGATACAGAAAATATATACGTTAATCTCTTCGTATGTTATACCTAGTAGGTTTGCTGACCATATCAAGAACAACACACATTGATCAAACACAAAGTCTATGGTAAGGTTATCCATTTTCTTGTCTCCATTTCAACTCATGGACTAGCATGTTCTGTTCGTATGTAGACATGATCATCCAATCTCGTATCTCTTCGGGGGTGCGCTTACACCCTACACAGTATCCATCCTCTAAACGACAGACCTTGATGCAGGGTGTAGGCACATCACCTAACTGTTTACGGTTCCTACTCACACTGACGTAGGCCAGTAGCAGGATCGAAGTAACAAGCACCACCCTCGTCTACGTAGTCTTGTGTCTCTTCTACTACAGGCTCCTCTACTACATCCTCAGAAGTAGATGCATTTAAGATACCGTATCGTTTACCTGATGCACGGAAGGTAGTGCAACCAGATGAACCACCATCGTAGGCATCCATGTACACCTGCTTGAACTCTTCCCATGTCACATCATCACCTACGTTACAGGTCTTAGAACATGCTGAGTCAACAAAACGAGAAGCAACATTCAGAACCTTGACATGATCAAACACTGATAGTTCGTCTGCAGTCTTACCCTTCACACCAAAGACACGATAACCGTAGTCCTCTACTCGCTCTGTTCTTGGACCATCGAAGGTTTGGATAGTTCTGTCGTAGTAATGTGAGAAGACAGGCTCGATTCCAGAGGATACGTTGTCGGCTGACAGACTGATAGTTCCTGTTGGAGCAACAGAAAGCAGATGACTGTTACGAATACCGTGATCGCTAATGAGATTCCTAATATCACTAGGTAAAGACTTAGCAAAGTCACTCTCAAGATAAGCTTGAGTAAAGAGAGGAAACGGTCCCTTCTCAATAGCCAACTCAACAGAAGTGCGATAAGCGACATTCCTGATTACTCCCATGATTTCTTCAAGGGTCTGTAGGAATCGTTCACTACCATACTCAAACCCTAGTGCTTCAATAGCATTCGCTACACCAGTAACACCAAGGCCCATTCGACGTTTACTCTTAGCTTCTTGCTCCTGTTCTTTTAGTGGATACACTGCACGATCTACTACATTATCCATAGCACGGACAACATGAGGTATGTCGTTACGTAGTTGGTTTGTGTTGAAGACATACTTACCATCATGTTCTACTATGTACTTGGTTAAGTTAAACGAGCCTAGTAGACATGCACCGTTAGGTGGTAGTGGTTGTTCGCCACATGGGTTAGTAGCTGCAATCTTCTCTGCATACCATAGGTTATTCTTTCTATTGATACGATCTATAAACAAGATACCAGGTTCTGCCCAATCCCATGTGCTTCGTAGTATGTCATCCCATAGAGCACGAGCACTCACAGTTTTGTAGACACGCCCATCGAATTGTAGATCGAAGTCTAGATCATCTTTTACTGCAGTCATAAATTCATCAGTCACACCTACAGAGATGTTGAA